CAAGATGGTGTTATTCGTACTCCTTTAAAATCACCGTCACCGTAAATTTAAGGAGAAAACAATATGGCAAATATAATACCGTTCTCATTTAGAGGAGAGCTCTTTTCGGGAACACATAACTTTGCAAATGGAGGAGATGCTTTCAAAATAGCTTTGTACACATCTAATCCATACTCAACATCTAGTACAGTTGCTTTAACAACTAATGAAGTTAGTTCTGCTGGTAGTTCAAACTACGAAAGAAAAGCTTTAACTTCACAAGCAGTAGCAAGTTCAACTGCAGTTGCTTCAGTTGACTTTGCAGACAGTACTTGGGCTAGTGCTACTTTTACAGCAGCATTTGCAGCAATCTATAATGATGACAAGAGTGATAAGTTATGTGTAGTATTAGATTTTGGTGGAGACAAAACGGCTACTAATGGTACGTTTACAGTTTCTTATCCAGATCCAAGTACACCGGCTAATGCAATTATAAGCATGGCATAAGGAGAAAATTAAATGGCGTTTAAATTAAACGATAGGGTTAAAGAATCCAGTTCGACTACTGGTACAGGTACGTTTACACTTGGTGGCGCAGTAACAGGTTTTGAAACTTTTGCTGCAGGTATCGGTGGAGGTAATACTACATACTATTGTATTTTTGAAAACGGTACAAATAATTTTGAAGTTGGTTTTGGAACTTTAAACGGAGGAGCAAGTACACTTGCTAGAACTAATATTATTTCTAGTTCTAATAGTGATGCTGCTGTAAACTTTGCAGGTGCAACAGAAGTATTCTGTACAGTACCTGGTGCAAAAATAAGTTTACCTACTCCAGAAGAATATGGTTCTTCATCAGCGCCAAAAATAATTACAGTTAAAGTTGGAACTAAAACAACAGCTCATCCTTATTCAGGTCAAGGATCTTCTAGTGCATATTTTTTTGATGGATTAGAATCACCAGCAATTACATTTTCAGGTGCAGATGCATCTTACAAATATTATTATAGATTCGATCAAGCAGATTCTACAAACAGCGGTCACCCATTAAGATTTTATTTAGAAGCAGACAAATCTACAGCTTATACTACAGGTGTAACTACAAATGGAACTCCAGGTAGTTCTGGTGCATATACTCAAATAGCAGTAGATATTAATACACCTAATGTTGTTTATTACCAATGTTCAAGTCACTCTTACATGGGTAACTTTGCAAACACTATATCTAATTATGTTAATGGTGCTTTAAATGTAGGTACATTACTTAAAATGCCTGACAATACAGCTGCTAAAATATTAGTTGCAGATGGTACAAGTTATCAAGAATCAGCAGTATCAGGTGATGCAACAATTGCATCTGGCGGAGCATTAACACTAGCTAACTCTGGAGTATCAGCAGCTAGTTATACAAATTCATCAATTACGGTAGATGCAAAAGGTAGAGTTACTTCAGCATCAAGTGGAGCAGCAGGGGTATCAGCAGGGTTTGTTACTGCTATGGCCATTGCGTTATAATAAAAAATAGTTTATAAGGAGAATTATGGCACAAGATTTTGAACGATATATACAAAGAAACGTAGGAACATCAGCAGCGACTGTTCATACAAGTAATTCAGATGATGCAATAATCTCTGTACGTTGCGCAAACACAACTACATCAACAATAAATATAGATGTATTTATCAATGATGGATCAAACGATTATTATTTAATTAAAAATGCGCCAATAGTTAGTGGTGGATCTTTAGAACTAATTGACGGCGGAAGCAAAATTGTAATGCTGAACAATGACGTGTTAAAAGCTAAGTCAGATACTGCGTCAAGTTTAGATGTATGGGCTTCTTTCGTTGATGCAATAAGCACGTAGGAGTAACCATGGCGTATTTAGGAAACGTTCCAGCAAGAAGTTTTATAAGTTTCGAGAGACAGGTATTTACTATTGTCAATTCTCAAACTGCGTATACGCTATCACATTCCGTAACTAACGAAAACGATATTAGACTTGTTGTAAACAACATTGTCCAGGAGCCAGGATCCGGTAAAGCTTATACTGCATCGGGCACCACTCTTACACTATCCGCGGCATTAACAAATGGTACAGATGAAATGTACTGTGTATTTTTAGGAAGAGCAGTAGGAACAGTCAACGCTCCTGCAGGATCCGTAGGGAATTCACAAACTGCAGCTACAATAGTTACTGGTCAAACAGCAGAAGCCACAGTAGCAGATGATGATTTAGTTTTATTATCAGATACTTCAGCTTCAGCAGCTTTAAAAAAAATGACAGTAGCAAATCTTACAGCTAATGCTGGAACTGCTGGACTAACTTCTTCTAGTGGTAATATAACTATTACTGATGGTGATTTAATTTTTGGTGGTGCTGGTCATGGTGTTTATTTAGGAGTTACTTCTGCAACAGCAGCTAATCATTTAGACGATTACGAAGAAGGAAGTTTCACACCAGCTTATGCTTTTGATAGTGGCTCTGTAGCTATGCAAAGTGGTAGTAGAGGACACTATGTAAAAGTTGGAAATTTAGTTCATTTTCAAATTTATATGGCAACTGATAGTATTTCTTCTCCAAGTGGAGATGCAACAATTACTGGACTACCTTTTACTAGTGGAGACGAAAGCAGTTCAAGTGCTGTCATTGGTTTATTATATAGATTTGGTACAGATTTTGATGGAGAATTAAAAGTAAGAGTTGGACAAGATTCTACAGTACTTTCACCATTTAAAAATGCTTCAAACAGCACAAGTTCAACTAGATTTCAAGGATCTGATTTTACAAGTGGTACTGCTTATAACAATTTACATGTAGCTGGATGCTACGCAACTTTTTAACAACACAATAGGAGACAACACATGGCACTAACTAAAGAGACACAGATTGGTAAAATCGAAGTGGTCGGACAATACAAATCAGTTCAAGTAAGAACAGATACTGTAGTTATGGAAGATGGCGAAGAATTATCAAGAAAGTATCATAGACATGCTTTGATGCCAGACGCAGACATATCAGCTGAACACGCAGAAGTGCAAGCAATATGTAATGTAGTTTGGACACAAGCAATCAAAGATGCTTATGACGCTTTTAAAGCTAATCAAGAGATTTAATTATGGCAATAGATAAAATAACAACACCCGCAGTAACTGATGATTCAGTAACATTAGCAAAGATGGCTCCTGGTACTGATGGAAATATTATTTCTTATGATGCTTCAGGAAACCCAGTTGCAGTTGCAACAGGTAGTGCAGGACAAGTATTAACTTCAGCAGGTGCAGGCGCTCCTCCGACTTTTGCAGCAGCTGGTGGAATTACACAAGCTGATATTTTATATTATAGTGGAAGTAATAGTTTTTCTGCTGGCTCACAAAATACATTTTCAGGATGGACTAGACAAAGTCAAACAGGTTATGCAAAAATTGGAGATGGTGTAACTGAAAGTTCTGGAATATTTACTTTACCAGCAACAGGTATTTATTTAATTCAAGCTCATTGGTATATTTATGCTGGTAGTGATGTAACTTATATTACTACTAATATATATGGAACAGCAAATAATGGTAGTAACTGGACTGGTATAGCTTCTGACGACACTAGCATAAAGCAAGTTGTTGGACAAACATATCTTTCATCACAACAGTTCGCTCAATTTGATTGTACAAATACTTCAACACATAAAATATATACTTCAAGTTATGGAACACACAATTACAATGTAGGAAATTTGCAAAATGGTACATACATTTCGTTTATTAGATTGGCTGACACGTAAAAAATTAACTAGAATTTTAACACATATGTGTTAAAAACAACGAATAAGGAGAACAAACTATGGCATCACTATCAAGCAAGGTTAAGCATTATTGCGCTAATAACGGCGTAGCAAATATTGACTTTATGGTAGACGTTATTCTTCAGGATGACTCAAATGGTTCGGGCCCTTACATCAAGGAATGGAATGTTTCAGGTGTAGCGCAACCAACTGATGAGCAACTGAATGCTGTAGATTCTGCTGCAGATCTCGAAGAGAGACAAAATGCAGTTAGATCTACAAGAAGAAGCGCCTACGGTGATCTAGGTTCACAGCTCGACATGCAGTACCACGACAATGTTGACGGTACTACTACATGGAAAGACCATGTAGCAAGTGTTAAGACTGCAAACCCGATCCCTACAGAGTAAAGGAATTAAC